CGAGGTACAGGGGTACGGAGAACCGCCTGCCGCCAGCATCCTCGTTGAGAACCACGACAAGCACTTGACGGCTCACGTCGATGTAAACATCGGCCACCGTGCCGTCCACGACGAAAGGACGTGAATCAATCGTGGCCAATACCCTGCTGTTGCCCTTGTTGTAAAAGCGGATTTCCTTGGCATTTGCATCGTACAACACATTGCCGAAAACATCGTCCAGCTTGACATCTATCACATCGCCAATCTCGCCAATCTCGGTGGTCGCCAAGAACACGGCAGCATTGAGATACCAAGTTTGCGCCTCGTACTCGATTTCCTCATCAATGCCCGCCTCGGCAGTCGTGTCGGCCACATACAGCACGGCATTCTGCTTGAAGCGGTACGGGTTGCCGAGGTCATCGTAACACTCCACGCTGATGTCGTAAGTGCCTTCGGGGATTTTACCCTTGTCCTCGATGATGGCCACATTGCCGTCCATCGTGGCGGTGATCGGGTAGTTTGTCTTGCCCTTTGAAAGCACCACCCGCACCAAGTGGTCGCTTGACGGGATGAAATCCGTGTCGTTGACAATCATCTCGTCACCGTCCTTCACCAAGGTGCGCAGCGTCAGCGGTATGGCCATGCGCAGCACGTTGCCATAGACGTGCTTGATTCTCGGTTTGACCCTGTTGCTATTGTCGTTACATTCGCAGTTCATATCGTTATAGTTTAGTGAGTTGTTTCTCTATCTGTTTCAAGCGGGAGTATGCCTCCGTCTCGCCTATGGTGTAGGTCGGGGTGTCGAATGGAATGTCCAGCTTGTATTCGTATCCTATGATGCGACTCTCCTTGTAGCCGCCCGGCAATGCGCCGTGGTTCACCCTCACCCTGCTGCCTGCCTCCAGCAGACCGAAGTTGCCATGCGTTGCGGCAAACGGGGCAGCGGTGAACGTGTTGCTCATCATGTGCGAGGTGATGGTGAACTGGCCTTCCTTGATTGCGTTGAGATATTCAGCCGCTTTTGTCGCCAGCCTGTTCTCGGCAATGGCCACCATGTCGAGGTCGCCGATGTAGCGGGGGTTCCACCCGGTCAGCACAAACTCGTCAAGTTCGTTCGGGGTGAGGCGTTTATTGGGCAGCATGGCACCATAGTCGTTGTTGCGGATGACCGTGTAGCGGTTGTTGCTGAAACCGACGTCAAAGGTCATGCCCGCCAGCAGGTGGCCTGTGGCATTTGCCGTTGCAGGAGTGCTGAACACCGCCTGCAACTTGTTCCCGTCAAGGATGTAGTAGTCACGGAAAGGGAAATCGCTCCATGTGTCGTTGTCTCTATCTACAAGCATTTCGGCCTCAAACGACCACTGCTCCCAATCCTCGTAACTCACCGAGCCGTCGCTGTGGTCAACACGCTGTTGCTTGGTCTCGCTCTCCAGTGTGCCGTCCTTGATGCGCAAGGTCAGTTCGGGGAATATGCCGTCGAATATCACGACACGCTCGACAATCTTCTGCGAGTTGTATGTGCTGCCGAAGTTGTCGATGTAGCGGTTGGGATAGGCCGATGCGGGAAGATGCAGCCTGCGCTCACCTAACGAGGCCAACGAGCCTGCATCGAAGTCAGACACGAACCACGACAACGGCACGTTGGGCATATAGAGGTTGGCGATGGTGTACTTGCTGCCATTGCCGAAGCCTGACGGTCTTGTGCCGGGGAAAGTAATGAGACCTGTACTGCCCGAAAAAACGCAGTTATTATATGTCCCGCCGTTGTACACAATCGTCACATCCTTGTTGGATGCGCCCGATGTGGCGGTGGCACTGCCGTTTTCCGAGTGTTCCACATCATCATTGGCATGGGTAGCGGTAAAACGCATCGACCACACCAGTTCAAGATATACGTTTACGGCACTGCTGCCGAGGTCGATTTCCTTGTTGTATGTTACATCGGCAAACCACCCCCAGCCGTCAAGCACCTCGCTGTCGTGAATCTGCTTGAACGATATGGGTATGTTTGCCACGTTGCTGCCGTAGTGTAACTTGGCCGACAGCACGACAACGGGCAGATCGGCATAGATGAACGACTGGTTGGTTATGCTGACCGACAGGGACAGGTCGATGTCGAACACCTGCTTGCCGCTCAACTGCAACTCATGCGAAATGATTGTGTAGGTGCGCTCTGCCGTTGTTCCTCCCTGCGCCCAGCCACTAAGCACCATGTCCTCACTGGCCACCGATGCCTCCGCATCAATCATGCTCAACGTCAGTGTGTGGTAGGCATCACGGAAGGCCGTTCTGCCGTTCATCGTGGCCGTGAACTCAAGATGCTTGTCGTAGTCTTCGGGGACGTTCTTCGTGCCGCCAAAGGCATACAGGCGGTTGCAGTATTCCTGTTGGTCACGGGCAACGTCCATCGTCTCCACGTTGTCGGCAAGCGTCATTTCGTAGGCCTCGCCGCTATCCTCGCACTTGCCGAAGTGGATAGTGTGGGCATAGGTCGTGTTTCCAATCTTTATGCTGTCGCCCGTCACCCACCACTCGCACGACCATTCATCGGCTATCATGTTCATGGCCTCGATGATGTTCGTGCCGTCATAGGAGAGGTGCTTTATCTCTGCCGCATTGTCGGCAGTCACTTCGATGCCGTAGCCATTGCTCGTGTATTCGGGTTGCCCGCCCGCATCGCTAATTTGTGTCTTGAATTCAGGCAGGGCGAGGTTAACGTTGTCGGCAATCTGCTGCACATGGGTATCGAGGCGGTCAGTCAAGTTCCATCGGCTCTCCATGCGATTGCCGCCTGTGGCAAGGCAGAAAAGCCAGTTTTTCCAACCCATGTACTCCGCATCAAAGCGCAGCGTGTAGTCGTAGCCGCCAGTCTTTGCATTGTACCTCGGCAACTGCTCCTCGGTGACGATGAACCGCCCAAACATCGCATCCTCGATATAGTCGCCCACTGCCACATGGATGGCCTCTGCCAGCGAGAACGACAACTCGATGCAGTCCTCCTGCATCAAACGGAAACGTCTCCGTGATGCCGGGGTGATAGGCACGGCCACCACCCCACCCGTATAGTGCAGGTCAATGGTGGCACTCGCCCTCTGCTGTATGTCGCTCCTTATCTTCATGTCGCTAATGCTCCGTCATTGGGTTGAGGCTCGGTGAAACGGATGGCCAGCTTTGCCAACGTGCCTCCGTATTGGGCAAACTGAGTGCATGACACATAGAAAAGCGTGTAACGCAACGTCTTGCCGTATGCGTTGACGATAAACTGCACACCCTCCTTGTTGGAGAGGTCGTTTATCAGGTTGGTCTTGTACTGCTGCAAGGTCGTGAGGTTGCTTGCGATGATGTGCATTTCCAGTGTGAGGTCACGGGACTGGTACTGCTTCTCCACCGTCGTGTCGATGCGTTTTCCTTTCTCCAGTCGGCTCTCGTTGGTGATGCGTTCCTTCACCGCACACGGGGCAAGCAATGCCGACAGCGCACCGTCACTCAGCGATGTGCCATAGACAGTCTTGAGGTTTTTGTGTGTCTGCCCGACCAATATGTTGCACGTTACGTTTGCCATGTTATAGTGTCTTTATCTTGTCTGCGATTTGTTCTATTGCCGTGCCGTACTGCGAAGCGATGCGGGTGTAGCGGGCAATGTCCTCAAGGTGGCCGTTGCCGATGAGCATCAAATTGCGCATCTCGGCAAGCGTGTTGCCGTTGGCCACCCCCGTCATCGACAACTGCTGCAACTGCATCACGGCCATTGTCAGTTGCTCGTTGGCCTGTACCTGCCCAAGTTGTATGGCGGTCAGCCTGCCGTTGAGTTCGTCGCCCTGCTCCTGCGAGAACGATTGTGCGGCCTTGTATGCACCGCTGCCCTCGCTTTGGTTTGCCCGGTAGCCTGTTGCATCGGCAAGCGTGTCACGCAACTTGACCGCATCGGCAACGATATTGTTGTAGTCCTCAAGCAGTGCGTTGCGCTCACTCTCGCTCACCTCGCTGTCCTTCATCGCCTCGGCAAACTGGTCGTACCACTTGCTCAAGCGGTCAGCAAACATCTCGTTGACTTTGGTGTTGAGCATGGCCTTGAACAGCATTTCGGCAAAGTCATCGCTGAAATCGCTTGCCGCACTCTCCATGTCGGCCAGCTTGCTGATGAAGTCGTCACGCATCGCCTCAAAGGTGGTCTGCGTAAGTTGCTCTTTGGCCTTCTTCTGCACCTCGTCCAACTGCTCTGCTCCGTCGATGATGCTTTGCAGATACTTGCGCACATCATCGTCCATCTTCGCCCAGAATGCTGGAGCCTGCTCTTTCAGGCGGCTCAACTGGTCGCTCGACAGGTCGAACAACCCCGTCAGCCTCTCGCCTAACAGCTTGCGGGCATTCTGCCCAAGTGCCTTGCTGATGTCGCCCCAGTCCTCGGCAGACATCTGCTTGATGATGCGGTTGCCGATGGAATGAGAACCAGCCGATGCACCGGCATTGAGACGTTCACGGCCAAGTTCCCGCCATGCCTCGGTCTCTTTGGCGAGTATGTCGGTCATTTCCTTTTCTGCCCGCAAAGCCTCCGCACCGTAGGACGTGTCGAGGTATTCACGTTTCTTGTCAAGCAGGTCATCCCATACGCTGATGAGCCTGTCGTACTGCTCGACAAGACGCTCGTAACTTGAGTAGTCGGCACCGAACAATCCCTCCACGGCATTGACGATAGTGCCGATACCCTTGGCCGTGTTCATGATACCGCCCACGATGTCGCCCGCCATGATCTGGCCGACACCTGCGGCTGCGTCACCAAGTCCGCTGACCGCATCAATGACACCCTGCACGGATGAATCGTTAAAGCCGAAGATGCTGGCAATGGAATTGCCAAACTCCTTGACCTTTGGCAAGAATTGGGTAACGGCTTGGCCAATGGCCTGTATGCCCTCACCAGTCTTGCCCTTCTTGATGTTGCCGAGTGCCTTGTTCAGTTCGTCCTCAAATGCCTTGTAAGGACTTTTGGCCTTTAGTTCTTCCTTGAGCCTCTTGATGGCCTCGGTAATGTCGTTTATCTTGATTTGTCCTGTTTGAACTTTCTTGAGATCTTCTTCACTGAAACCGAAGTTTAGCAGGTCATCACGGGTGATGTTTTCGGTGGTCATCTCACCGTTTGCCCCCTTCATGAAGTTGACCAGTGCCTCGTATTTCTTTATGATGGTGTCGATGGCCTTCACCGACTTGTCGCTTGCGTCCCCGAACAGGTCTGCAAGTTCCTGTGTTTTGAGGCCGAAGTCACGGTCAAGACTATCCATAGCAGCTTCTTTCTGCTTTTGGATAGCCTTTTTCTCGCCCTCGTAGTTTGCCTTGGATATAAGTTCGTCATATTCCTCTGCAATGGCCAGTCTGCGCTCCTGATAGTCGCCATACTGCCGCAGATACGAAATCATTGCGGAACGGTCTGCATTGGTGATGTCCTCAAGGCTTTGCTCACGGATGAGTTTAATGGCATCCAGCCTGCGTTTTAACGCATCCTTTTCCTGCTCGGTGTAGGCATCATCACTTGCGGCCTTTTGGTATGCCTCGCTTTCAAAGAAGTTCTTGCCTTCGTTGGCTTTTTGGGAGTCAAAGACTTTTTTTGCCTCGTCGATGCGCTTTTGGCGCAAATCCTCATACCAACGTGTGATGGCCGTCAATTCCTTGTCGTAGGACAATTCAATCTCTTTGATTGTCTTTTCGGTGCCGTCACGCAAAGCCTTTATCTCGATTTCCCTGTTCTCCAGTTCTATGTCGGCACTCCTGCGGCCTTCCTCGGTGAGTTGTTGCGCATAGATTTCGGCCAGCCTCTCACGTTCCTGTGCCTGCTCCTTTGCAAGACGTTCACGTTCTTTGGCAGCTTTCTCGGCAGCTTTCCTTGCGGCGGCAGCAGCCTTTGGGTCGTATGTCGATTGCGGTGTTATCGGCTTTTCGGGTTCGGGTACATCTTCGACAACATCGTAAAGTTTTTCAAATCCCTTAATGGCATCTTCCGTAACCTTGTTTGTATATGCCATTCCGTCAGCAAGAAGCAAAAGACCTTTCCTGCCCTCCAAGGTACTCTTTACGGAACTGGTGTCCCATACCTTGGTATCCATCAACTTCTGCATATCCTTCATCGTTCCACTGATGCCCATTGTGGCATACTTGAAGAACACACCGAAAAGTCGCTGCCCTTCTTCCGGGCCGAACTTTTTCTGCAATGCTTGATATGCTTGGTCGATGTATTTTTGGTTGGTCTCGTCGGCCTTCTGCTGCATCTTGTCGCTGAATGCCTTGAGTTGGCGGGCAGCGATAGAGCGACGGATAGCGGCAGTCAGCTTGTCGTACATGGCGGCGAGGTTGCCTACCCTCGCCCACTCCTGTTCAAGACCGGCATAGTATTGACTATATTGGTCAATAATCTGCTGCTTGATTTTCTTGTATTCCTCCGTCCCCTCACCCGCCTCGGTGAGTTTGCGGTTGAGCGAATCAAGACGTTTCATTTCTGCCGCAGTCTCGCTCTCGACACTGGCACTTGCGCTTGCAAGTTCTGCCTGTGCCTCCTCGTACTCGTCAGTCGATGTTGCTGCGGCAGCAATTAAACCAACAAGGGTGGCCAATGCCGCAGCAGCCATTGCATACGGATTGGCATTCATCACGGTGTTAAGCAAGGCCTGTTTCTTGGCCAACAGTTCGGTCTTTACCGCAGCCGCAGCCGCAGCTACACCGTGCGCATTCTCAACGGCCATCATGGTGACCAATGCGGCCTTATAAGTGCCGTATGTGGTTATCAGTACGGCGATAGCCTTTGCCACCTTTTCGTAGTTCTCCACCAGTGTGGTGACACCGCTGATGGCATTGGTGATGATACCCTCGCTTTTTGTGCCGACCTCGTTGAATGCGGCTGCAACGGCATCACTGAGCATGGATAACTGACCGCCTATGGTCTTGGACGCATTCTCGCTCATGCCGTAGAACTTGCCGCCTGCGCTGGTGGCGTCGATGAACGCCTGCTGCACCATTTGAGCGGAGATTGCGCCCTTGCTCATCTCGTCCTTGAGCTGGGCAATGCTCTTTCCGGTCTTTTCGCTGATTGTGGCCAGCGGGTTGAAACCTGCATTAATCATCTGCAACAGGTCTTGACCCATCAGCTTGCCCGTTGCCGACATCTGCGAAAAAGCCAGAGCAAGCGAGTTGAAACGGTCTTTCTCGCCCATAGACACGTCACCGATGGCCTTGATATACTGAGGAACTTTGTCGGCCTCAATATTGAAGGAAATCATCATCTGCGTGGCCTTGGTGATGTCACCGAACTCAAGCGGGGAAATCTTGGCATATTCACGAACCTGCGACATCAGTTCGTCGGCTTTCTCCTTGCTGCCGAGCATGGTGCGGATGGCCACATCGGTCTTTTGGAACTCGCTGCGTACCCTCACCATCTGGTCAAGCAACCCTTTCAATGCGGCTGCACCACCGAACATGGCAAGGTACTTGCCCATCGACCCGCCAATGCTCTTGCCGATGCCGTCGAACTGGCTTTGTATCTTCTCGCCCTGTTTCTCCACCGATGACGTGATTTGCTTGACATCGGCCATGACCTTATTGGCACCCTCTGAGAATTGCGAGGAATCCATCGTGACTATGAATTTCAGTTCTGCCATTATTCCATGTTCATCATTTGTTGCAACTTTGCCCAGTTCTTTGGATCGTCACCACTGATGGCATCCTCGGTCTCAAGCAGGTGCTTAGGTACTTTCTTCTTCTCGTCATCGGTCAAGATGATGCTTGTCACCTTGTCGGCCATCATCGCAGTCAGTGCGGCATAGCTGATACCCCAAACGGCATACTCATACGTCCAGCCGTAACGCTCACAGGCAGGGCCGATGAGTTGGCCGAACAACGTCTTGCCGCCATACACCGGGGTGTCGTTCTTTTTGTAGCCTGCCACCCTGCGCATCCTCTCGGCCTCTTTCTCGATGCCGCTTTCCTTGAGGAACTCGGCCACCCGGTTGTTCGTGATGGCGATAAGCAGCAGCGACATGATTTCGTCGGCTGCAAGCCACTTGGCAATCTGCTTTGCCTTGGCATCGACCACCTTGCTCGACATCGCCTCGTCACGTCCACGGCAAGTTGCCAGTGCTATGATGCGACAGCAGTCCAACGGCCTGTTTTCGATAAGCGGCAACAGGGCAAAGGCTGGAGCAGTGGCCAAAGACTGCCAGTCTATGCCGATGCCGTCCAACGATGCCTTTATCATCGTTGTAATGCCCAACGATGGCGGGTAGAGCGTGTAAAGTGCGTCATGCACCTTGAACTCGT